CTATCTTACTATGGATTATTGGCACTAAACCGCCATTATACCGCCAAAAAACCGCCATTTTTCAGCGATAAGCTACAAGCTTGCCACGACGATAACTTTCAGCAAATTCAACCAATGCATCTGATTTCATTCGCTCAATTTGCCGAACTGAATAGCCCATCTCATCTGCGATCCGTAGATTAGAATACTGATCTTGTAAGCAGAAGCTATAATGAAGTATCTGTCTGCTTGTTAGCTTCAAAGCCATAAGCGCCACGACTATTGCATCTCTTTCTGTTTCTGCATCCAATCTTTGAATAAAAGCATCCTCAGACTTATTTCCATTACTAGGTGTTCTAGGCATATCAGTAATAATCGGTGAGCGGACATCGATCTTTGAACGACCTGCAATCCGCTCCAACCGACGGTAGTTCTTCAAAACATATCGTGCATTTTTTCTCGTTTGCGAGAAATCAACTTCTCTTAGTAATAGCATCATTGCTCAATCGCCCCTTTATTTGGTATAATGAAGTTACCTTGGCGGGGACAAAATCATTATTTTGGGGGCATTGGGCGATTGCTTAATGCTTTTTATTTTGCTTTACTTGCGATCTCTTTTAACTGCTCTGTGACGATCACTTCGATGATCAAAGCCATCTTGTTCCATAAAATAGCTTCCTCCATAATCTTGCTCCTTTTCATCTAATTCTTTTCCGAAAATCACACTTGCAACCACTGTCGCTACGACTGCGAGAAAAAATGCTACTGCAACTGTCATGCTTCAACTCCTAACACATTGACTTGACCTCTGGGTAAATCATCATTGATCAAAATCTTATTGCCGAACAAGGTTGCTCTCGAACCATCAATATCAATCGGGCTTCTACTTTTTAAAGCTTCATACGTTGCCTTACTCATTTCGAAACGCAACACCCTACCATGAATGCCAAGATTTGATAAACGACCCTGTGCATATCCTAGTTTATAAAAGCTTTCTTGAATTATTCTTTCGCATTCACTTACCATTTTCATCCTCCCGCTTCCATAGCATCTCGCACTAACGGATCATTAATAATAATCTTGTACTTCATCTGCTCATGCTGCAGCTGTTCTTGTAACTGCTCAATCTGCCGTTGCTGGTCCACAATTGTATAGGATAGCCAACTTAGACCTGCGATTGTTAACAGTATTATGATGATTGCTTGGCTAGTTTTCATTAGCTTGCTCCAGTAGTTCTGGGTTCTCGTAGATGTTGCCTAAAATAGTTATATCGCTAGAGGTTAAATTAAAATTGTGCAAGAATATTTCTTCTAAATCTTCCGCATCAGGTAAACTCATGGAAACAGAAATCCCATCAATTTCACTAGGTATAGGTTTGGGAGTGTCGAAATCATACTTGGCATCTTTGATTATCCATGCTGTTCCTGTTTCGTCTTTATCAACCACACCGATCATATGATTTTCTTGGTAATAGCCCATGGGCCACTCTTCCCAAAAGATATCAATGATGTCACCTCTATAAACGTCCTTTTCTTCATCGTCTTCGTGTGAATCTGACATATACCCTTTCAAGCCAGTGGATTGCATGACTTCTATATCATAATCATCTTCATTAAGCATTGTATTAAGAGCATCAATCAGATTAGTTGTGTATTCAATGTGTCCACAAACTTCTTTACCGTAAATCATTTGTTCTAATTCTTTATACCAACCTCTAAATTTTGGTAACATCTTATCCCTCCTGTTTATCTTCCCAACTATCAAAGGCCGCTTGGACATACTCGATAAACTGCTTTCTGTGTGTTGGAACTAACATCCATGAATCAATTAACGGGTAGTTTCCTTGTGGGAAATAGTACGTTTCTCCGTTCATTTCTTTTAACAATCTTTCATAGCATTGCGGCTGAACTGTATTATAGATTTGTGCTGCAGAATGATGTCCGTCTGCTAAATCAGGTAAAAGCTCCTCGTCAATCCAATCTGCAATGATTAACGGTATATTTTTTTCTGCGGTCATTTTATCCCTCCATTCATTTATCGCTGACGATTGCGGAATTAACTCTTACTTCAAACTGATCACATACTGGGCAATACCAAACGTCTTCGGTCTCATCTGGTTCGGGCTCTTGCTTTTGCATGGTGTACAAATTACACCGTATGCAATAATCAGGTTCATTCATCACTCTTCCTCCTGTTCCAAAGACCAATCAGCAAACATTTTAACGACAACAGCTTCTTCTACTGTATTCAGGGCTCTATATGCCCCTCTAACATAGCTGCTATCTGTAATATCAACGGTATTTTCTTTCTGTAATAAATGGATTGTTCTGATAACAGCGGGACCATATCCTTGTACATAATTTCCTTTAAGCCACTCCAACACAATCTGCTGATTCTCGTTGAGTTGCGGTTGGTCTACCATCCTCACAGTGTGTGTGCCGCCATATGAACGATATCCACTGATTTCGATATTTCCTTTTGATCGCTTAGCACTTTCAAATTCTCCCCAAGCTTTACCTTGGATGATTAATTTTCCACTCACATTCATTCCTCGCTTTCTGCTGTTTCGTCAAGTTGCAAAAATCACCTGTTTTTTGTAATTTGGTTGCAACGACACATTCTGCTATTTCGTCGGATAGTTAACTATGCAGTTATTTCAACTAACATATTCGACCACGCTTCAACAACACGCTCAAATAGTTCATCCGTAAAGTTCATATCGCCATTCTCAAACACTAACTTATACCCTCCACCAATAGGATGTGCTGTATAAGTTTCATCTTTTAAACAATGTCTTCCTTCTGATGAAAAAGCTTTTGTACATAAAAATTTCCTAGTCGCATAATTAATATGGATTGATTGCTCCATTTTCTGCCTCCTTACAATTTGCTATTTTGGTGGATAGTGGACTAAATCTGTCTTGTATTAATAACATTAAAGATACCTTTTTTCACTGCATTCAAGATATCATCAGTCAAGCTGTCTACATCGACACTATCAATAGCCAATGCCGTGTTCGGCTCAGTTGTTGTAGGTATATTGTGTATCGCCTTCCACGTGTCTATGACTCCTTGAATTGTTTCAGCAAGTTCGCTGTCATTTTCTTGAATCCATTCAATCAAGTCATCTTGTGCAGACTTCTCGAAGAGGTATAAATCTTTTACCTTTTTCTCAAGAAGTTTTACCGGTACCATTTCCATTTTAGGATTGGCATCTAAAACCTTTTCTTTTTCAATAAAAGCTAAAAGCTCCTTTTTCACTTTCGTTTCCTCCTAGTTGGTAATTTCTTCCGATTCTTAACTAACAAATTTTTGATGCGACAACTTGAGTTCCTCGTCGCCGATCATTGAATATTTCAATGTTGTATCGATTGATTCATGGCCCAAGAAGTTCATCACTAGTTCGATTGGCATCCCGTGTCTTCTTGCCAATGTGGCTGCAGTCCGTCTGAATCTATGCGGATGGACATTTGCCACTCCTGCTCGTTCACCTAAACGCTTAACAAGCTTCTGAACCCCTGCAGATGTCATTTCCTTGCCCAATGTCTGTCCAAAGAACAATGGTCCAGTAATATGTGGCACGTCTTTCAGATAGTGGTTCAAAGCCATCTTCGCTTTTGCATTCAGGTATAGCGTTCGCTGCTTATTGCCTTTACCGATCACTGTGATTGAGTCATTTTCCTGATCGTAATCCCGAAAATTGAGTGAAACTAATTCCGAAACCCTACAACCTGTGCTAAGCAATAACTCAATCACTAAAGCTTCTTTGGAGTTTGCTGTTGCCGATCGCAACTTTTCAACTTCTAGTTCGCTGAATTCCTGTTTCATTCGCTTTGGCACTTTGATATTCTCTACTCTTGCTCCAGGATCTTTTGCAATATATTCTTCATTGCATAACCACTTAAAGAATCGGACAATACAACCTCGTTCCCTTGAAAGAGTGCCTTTGCTAACCCTATCGCTCATTTCCCTGTTGGCAATAAACAATCGAATGTCGTTCGTAGTGACATCACTGAATGGCTTTCTAACGCTTCTCATGAAGAGATTGATTGTCTGCATGTAAAGCTTTAAAGTGCCGCTCGAAAGCCCTTGTATCTTCTTTGATACGAAGAATTGCTTATATGCAGCAATATCAGATGTTTCATCGTAAATTACAACTTCGTTTTTCTGTTCAGTGATCAAATAATTCGCACATTCTACCGTTAGAACATCTTTTAGCTTTTTCAACTGATCTCCACTTAACAGGTCCTGAAGTTCGAGTAATGTCCTATTGATCAATTTTTCTTGCAAGTAAGTCCACCTCGCTTCTAGCAGATTTCGTGGATTTTCTTAAGACTTACTACAGTCACATCGTTAAGATTTCGTTGTATTTCATCATCTTTTTCTTCAATGCAGCTGAGGATCCTTACTCGTGCTGAATTCTTGTAGATACGACTTACCTGCGCTCTTATCTGACCTGAAAAAGGTCTTCCCGGAGTGCAGATGTAGCTTTCACCAACTTTTACAGATCCTTTTTCTTGAATATTTGCTGATTCATATTCTCCAAAATCTTCGAATGGCGCTTTAATGCTTCTGCTTCTCATTGATGGTCCCTCCTAAAGTGGATTAATTTCAATTTCTGTTCTAGGATTGAAGCTGTATACTTTACGGCAGATGCTAACTGCTATCTGACCGTCGTCCTTGTATAAAATGCCGTTTATCGCATCTGTCACTGCTTTGAAATAATTATCAATGTCTGGCTTTTTGTCGCAGTACATTGTCTCGTCTTGAAGCAAAGCCCTGTTTTTCTTTACTTTTGAGATGTAAGCTGGTGGATATACGAAGAAACAGACATCAACCACTACTGGTCCTTTTTCAATTAACAGCGGCCTTGTTGACATAGCATGGTATTTGACTGCATTTTTGTATGCTTTCATCGCTGATTCCTCATAGGGAGTCTTACGATGTTTGGTGAACCTAGGCCTTGATTGCGGCTTTGGTTTGATCGGTATGACGATTTTCAAGCCATCTGCTCCTTTCAATGCTTCGTTTTGTTTAGATATGCTGCTAGTTTCGCATCAAGCTCTGCTTGGCGCTCAGGTGATAACTGTTCTTCTCCCTGTTCGTTTACAGCCCAATCAGGTAGTTTCTCCTCACGTAGTGGCTTTTGATTATACCCCTGTTTCTTAGCGCCTCTAGTTCGTTGATAATCCCTCGCTTGATCGATCGTTTTAACGTTAGCGTCTGCCCATTCCTGCAAAGATGCCGTTAAAAAGCTAATCGCTCGATTCTTAGGGACGTCTTTACTACCAGCAAGTTTAATAGCAGCTTCTACAAGTTCATCGCCATAGATATTCACCAGATTAAGCAGATCTTCAACCTGTACAACATTTGGAAAAAGCCATAATTTTTGGAAAGTTTCAAGGGACGCACTCTCGCCCGCTGTAGCATCTTCTTTTATTTCCTTTACTTTACTTTCCTTTACTTTACTTTGTTGATTATTCCCCTGATTAACTGAGTTATTCCGCCCATTAATCGAGATATTCGACCGATTAACTTCATTTGTCAGCAAATACTTAAATTCAAGCTCAACTTTTTTGCGTTCCTTAGTGGCTAGAATGTATCTGTTTTGAATTCCTTTAGAAGTTAATACGGAGTATTTATCAAAAATATCTTTATCAAAGAATTTTACTTGCACGGCTTTTCTAACCAGTTCTTCAACTGTGCCCTCCTTCGTACCAACTTCGTCAGCCACTAAGAACGCAAGGTCGTCATCCCACAAAACATAATATCCCTCATCACGATAAACATTAGCCAGCAGGGCGAGTAGTATATGAACGGCTTCTTTACCGCATGCTTTTATAATTCTTCGAACTTTTAAATCTGATAAAAAATCGACATCCAGAGGAAAATAATCAAGACCTTTCTTCGTTGGTCTTGCCACGCTTATTCCTCCTAATCAGAGGGAGTTTAACTCCCTCATTATTTTTCTATCGGTGGATTTGATGTATCGAACAATGTTTCAATGTTTTCAGATTCTTCAACTCGTTCAGCTTCTTTTAGATCTTGATTCAATGGCTCCATATCTGATAAATCAGTTTCTTCAATTAAATCGTTGTTTTCGTCCACTCGAAAGACTTTCTCATCTGAAGTGATTGCTGTTTGCATTTCAACTGAAAGTAATCCCCATTTTGATAAAAGATTTCGCAGTACAGTCTTAATGGCCATTGAATCGTAATTATCAACCCATGCCCCGCTTAATTTCTCTTTGTCCTTATTTTTTGAATTCTTAATACGATGACTCTCAATTTCTTGCTTGGTCCAGTAAACTGTCTTTTTAAAGCCGTTCAGTAATTCAAAGAATCCTACATAACCTATAACTTCATCGGATACCTTACCTTTATAATCAAAGGTAAATTCTTCGGTCAGCGGATTCCAGTCAATTAGTTGACCTTCATAAATTGCCAAAGCATTCAATGCTTTGTATTGCCCACTTCTTTGTGCTAGCTGAATATATCCTTTGTATCCAAGAATGAATTGGGCTTCGTTGTGCGTGATCCAATTCTTACCTTTTTTCTCATATCGATTAAACGGAACTACATATGCATAACCAAGGTTCTTATCAATCGGCAGGTCCATAGTAGCTGCCTTTAGCGCTGATGCAATAATTGTCATTGGTTCCGCTTGAGAAAGATAATTATCACCACCAACAAGTGTCATGAGTGATCCCATGAATGAATCTGATTTTTCGTGAAGGATATCTGTGAACTTCTTCTTCATTTGAGGCGTGCTCATCAGTGCTTTGAATCCTAATTTCGAAGGATCGACTAACTGGGTGTTTTTCTCTGCTAACTGATTCTTTAATGCATCATTTGTGGCCATATTATTTGATCTCCTTTTCTGTAAGTCTTCGTGATTCAGTAACGTTATAGATTTCTTCGTCTTTAGCTACTTCGGGATATTTTTCAGCAAGTTTCTTGCCGTTCATTCTTCTAGTGGATACTAACTTCCAAGAAACAATGTTCTTTGGAGCGATACCGATACTCGCATTTCTTTTGCCAAGTTCGCTTATGATTTCGTTATCCACCTGGCGAATGGCTGTTTCGATCTCCTTTTTTGCTTTCTTAAGTTCCCTTTTTTGGTCAACTAAATCATCAAATGAAGATGGCAATGTGGTTTCTGTTTCATCAAGTTCCGAATACCGATCTTTTAAAAAGTCTGACGTTGCTTCGCTACCATCTATTTCTGGTTCTTTGCCAGCTAAAACATTTTCCTCCCAGAAACTAACTAATCGTTCGGTGATCATGTCAATCAATTCTTGATCACGATCAACTCGTTTCCAAATGAACTTTTGTCCACCGACCAAAACGGCAATGTAGCAATATTTTTTGTTTAAAACGTTCATGTAATGCTGAACCTGACACAAATAACTCAGAGGAACTTCTTCGCCCTCCCATTCTTTACCAAGGAAAGCATTTGCTGTTTTACATTCCAAAATAGCATTTTCCCCAACAACATCCCGATCGATGTTCGCTCGTAGGAACGGATGTAACGGATGCTCGAACACCTGATTTCGTCGACGCACTTTTTTGCCTGTTCGTTCTTGAAATTCTTTAGCAACAACTTCCTCTAGAACATTTCCCCAATACGCTGGTTCGCTCTCAGTGTGTTCTAAATCAATTTGACCAGTCTTTTCTAGCCATAATTGATAAGGCGACTTCCATTTGTTTAACCCAAGGATTGTAGCGACATCTGAACCGCCTATGCCTTTTCGGCGATCCAACAACCACTCGTCATGAGTCATTTCAAGAGTTGATTTACTCATCGTTTTCTGGCTCCTCTCTTTGAGTCGGCTGTCCCCAACCCGGTGTTGTTAGATACTGATCTAATGCGTTCTCGAAAGAATTCATTGTCATTTCTCCTTTTCTGTTTTAAAATGGAGACAAAGATATTTTCAAAAGAATTTCTTGTGACTTGCTATTGCTTTGGACGGCTAGCAAGTCTTTTTTCTTTGTCTTGGTAATCTTTTGCAGCTAAATCGTAAACAACATTGGCGAAGCCCCATAAGAAAACTAATACAAGTCCTGCTACAATGTGGATTGCTGTGAAAGCTACTACAAAAAACAAAAGTACAGTTACGGTCAAAGTGTCTTTAATTGAACGTTTCATAATTACGCCTCCTTATAGTTAAAAGTTCTATTGCGTTCTTCCCATTCCTTAACCTTATGCAGATCATATTGAAGAATCCCGCTAAGTTTTGAAAAAGGAATCGGATCAACATCCCTATGTGTTAATTTAGATAACGTCGGTCTTGAAATACCAAGATAATCAGCGATTTCTTTCGCTTTCTTCCACTCAACCTCAAACGCTTCATTTTTTCTCTCAAGTGGCACAACATTCTTCATTTGAGATATTTTCATTGTGGTTACCCCCTCATATATCTTTTTTTGATCCAGAGAGGCATTCTCTCTTTAATAGCCTCTTGGATGGTGACGTTCAAAATCTTCAAGATAGAAAAAACGATCGCCATTTCTACGATAATTTCATCCAGAAACTCATCTGTGTAATTTCTAAGTTCAGTTCTTTCGACATCAGTCAGCATTCTCACCTGTGATTCAGCTACGATTCTTTGGACTACTTTCTTCCGTTCTTTCCTCTCGTTTGACTCGATTTCTTGAAAAATTTCTAGATCATTCGTTGATTTGACATCTGCCAGCTGGCCATCCATTGATTTGAAAAATCCTAAGTATTGATAACTGATGTCTCCTGTTAATTCATCAGTAGCTTGATACCCATTTTCTTTCATTGCCTCTAGATACTCGATTGCCTTGTCAATATTGACGTTGGCTCCATTAAAATGATCACTTACTGTTGCATTTGGTGTTTTGGCGTCGATGGCTAATTCTTTCTGACGTTTACTCGAAAGAAATAATGCTAGCTTTAAAGATCGTCCAATTTTTGCTGTCTTCGGCACGTTATCACTCCTTATATTCGTTTTTGTTATTAGCCCAAACGGTCAATAATTACTTAAAATGAAATTAAGCAATAAGCTTTGGTGTTGAGGCGAACTGCCATTTCTCATCGATATATGAATAAATGTCCTGCGCTACTTCATCAGTAGCCAAGAAACGAATAATGATTTCTTCAACACCGCCAGTGTTTGTAAACAGTTCGCCTTCAATACCGATAGAAATATTAAATTTACGTTTGATTGCTGGAACAATCATTTCGATATACCGTTTAAGAAATCCAGAATCAATATTTGCTTTGATTGTTTGTGGTTTGTCTTTCATTTTGCCACCTCACGTAAAAATTCATTTTTGAATTTGTTTACAAAGTAAATTTGCCCTTTACCTGTCACAAGTGGTGTGTAGTTCGTTTCTGGAACACCATTATTAAGGAAGTAAGTATTTGCTTTTAATTCGAACAAGCCTTTATCCATACTCTTTTGAGTTGGCATATTCCAAGATTTTCCTGGTCGAGATGAAAGATACTTATGCTCACGCAACCATTGAAACATTCTGTTTTGTCCAATACTTACGCCATTTTGCTTTAATATAGTAGCTAAAACTTTTACAGCTACCGAGTTTTGTGATACCTCAACTGATTTTGCAAAAACAACTTGTGGCTCCTGAGCCTTTAATTGCTGTTGAGCTTGTTCTTTTTGATCACGCTCATTTTTCAGTTCTGTTAATAACCTGATTCCAAACTCTGGTGAAGTTAAAGCTTTTTCCATGGCATCATCTGTCATGTATGCACCATGTTTTCTGATAGATGGTAAAACTTCGTTTGTAACCCATCGTTTGAACTTTCTAGCATTCGGAAGCTTGGATTTAAGTATTAAACTGTATAGCCCTGATTCGTTGATTACCACTGAATCCTGTGTACCTCCTGAGGGGTGAACGATTCGTTCTGACCTTCTGTCCTCTATATCCACATGATCACGAATTGCTTTTGCAGTATTGGAATAACCTAAAGTTTCAGCAACGTCTTTTCCTACGAAAAACGGTTCGTTGTTTACTAAGATTGTTCGAACTTCATTTTGTTCAAAATTGAAAATTTGCAGCTGTCTCATAATGTCACCTCCAGTTCCGTTTTAGTTAACTCCGTAGGCAAAAAAATATCATCAGGTTCTTTTCCGAACACCATAGCAATCTTTACTGCATTTTGATATGATAGATTTCTTTTTCCGTTTTCTATCATCCAGTAGTGTTCTTTAGTCAATCCAGCACTATCCGCTACTTGTTGATATGTCATCTTAGCAGACTCTCGAATTGCTTTAAGCTTTTCAAGTTCCATTATTATCATCTCCTTTGTTAACTTGAGGTTAATTTCATTATAGTTAACTTTTAGTTAATTGTCAATGCAAAAATTCCTATTTAGTTAACTTTTGTTTTAAACGTTGAGTTAACTAGTCGTTAACGATATAATATAAAAAGAAACGAGGTGTTAACGTGACTTCTAATTTAAATAATTTTGGTGCTAGATTAAAAGATCTTAGGTTGCGCGCCAAGTTAACTCAACAACAGCTTGGGGACATAGTTCACGTTTCTAAGGTTTCTATATCTGGGTACGAACGTGGCGAACGAAGTCCTGATACTGAAACATTAAGAAATCTTGCTAATTACTTTGAAGTTTCTGTTGATTATCTTTTAAATGGAATTGAAGGATATCAAAAAGAATGGTCTGATTCATTTGATAAACCCAATGATCTGATAAGGACTATTGCTGCGCATATTGATGATGATGTGTCGGAAGAACAGATGAATGAAATATTAAATTTCATAGAATTCGTTAAAAATAGAGATCATAAAAAGTAGGTGATTAGTTGCAGTTATCAGAAGAGTTGATGATAATGTTTCCTGAACTTACATATAAGACAGAGCATGGTATGCCGATTGGTCAAAAAGGATTACTGATTAACGAAACTATCTATTTAAATCCTAATCAGGAAAAATATGAGTTGAACAGTACCTTAGCAGAAGAATTAGGACATTACCTTACGTCTTACGGGAACATCGTGTTACAAGATACAAACGAAAAACGAAAACAAGAACGTCGAGCAAGAGATATTGGATCAATATTAGTTGTTTCACCACAAGATATAATTGAATGTTTTGAAGAAGGATGTCGTTCAACTTTAGAATGTGCACTACATCTACAAATTACTGAAGATACTTTCAAAGATGCTGTCAAATATTATTCAAGAAGGTTTTCAGGCATTAAAACAGAAAACAACTACACTCTCCTATTCCAACCGAATGGGACTGTAGCAGTTTTAAAATCATTTAATAATTTTTAGGAGATGGGAAAATGGCAAAGAAAGTTATGGGAGCAGATGGAAAATATTATAAAGTGAAAAAACCTTTCTATAAAAAGATTTGGTTTTGGATTATTATAGTAGTTCTGGTTATTGGTATTGGTGGAGCGCTTGGTGGAAGTGATGATAATAAAAATGGTGGTACAAAGGTTGAAGCTGACGGATCTTCTTCAGAAGCAAATACTTCTCTAGAAGATTCTACTTCCACAAAAGAGGAGACAAGCTTTTACAACGTAGGAGATACTGTTAAAGTTGGAGATGCTGAATACACTTTAACAAACGTTGAGTTAACAGACGAAAGAAACGAATTTGATGAAACTAATCCAAATCAAGTTGTCAAAATTTCTTATACAGTCAAAAACAATTCTGACTCTGACCTTCCTGTTGGTACAGATGTAGAAGTATATGGATCGGATGATAAAAAAGCAGAAAGCTATCCAAATGATAATACTATGGGGTCAGTAGCTCCGGGTAAACAAATGGATTGTGTTCAGCATTTTGGAATTAATGGAACTGGGGAAATTGAAATACATTTTGCACCTCTAATTTCGTTTGAAGATCCAGCGATCTACAAAGCGACTATCTAACTTAAAGAGAACAGCCTTCGGGCTTTTCTTTTTAAACCGAAAACGAACATACATTCGTTTTAATTGAAAATAATTACGAAAGAATGTCTGGCATCTTGCAATGATCGTGCTGATTCATTCAAATATCGATTTTAATTACTAAAAATACGAAAGGTTGATTTTTATGAATCCATATAAATTGAGAGAGAGATTAAAGAAAGATGTTCCAACCGTCGGAATATTCCCTATTTTGACAAATCCTGATTACAGCGAGGAGGAATATCAAGAGATACTAAAGGATCAATTACAAATAAAACATGACTTAGATACGGGCAAAGTCAGAAAAGTACCTGCCTTCACTTACGAAGAAAAAC